CAAAAATATCTTGATTCCATTTAAACTTTAAAGCTAGATAAGCTAGACCTGATAACTTATGATTACTACCCCAGCTTGATAATGTAGAAAGTAAGCTAGATGCACTCTGACCATCTGAACCTAGATGTGGTTCTACTGTAATATATGAAACAGAATCTTTATAAAAATTACCATCTGAACTAGCTACTGATCTTTGTGTATTATCAGATAACGCACCATCAAAACTAACTGTTTTGTCATCTACTCTTATTTCTTCTATTGAATTTATTTCTCCCTCACACATAACTAAAGCCATATATAAAAACTCATTGTCTGTTCCTGAAGTTTCTAAAAAAACTCTTGTTCCACCAACTAACCTTTCTCCATATACAATCGGAATAGTAGCATCATTAGATTGTTTATTAAGAAGAATACCTTTTTCAAAAGAATCAAAATCTGTCTCACCAAACTCAGGTATTTCAGGTTGGGGAACTAACCAAGATAAAGCTTTTGATACTATTTTTACAGGTAATTCAATAATTTTTTTTACTACTCCACCCATTTAATTATGAAACCCCCTCTTAAATTTTTTACCTACTCTATAAATATTATTATCTTGGTCTAATCTTAACCAATTAATAGACTCATTAATTCTTAAATAACCTTTAAAATAATTATAAACCCATCTCATAACTTCTTTAGCTTTTCTTAAAATTACAATATCATATAACCAAATATTATTTCCTGAGTTCCATTGACTTTTATATAGATGCCCTGTTGAAGAATAATAATCTTCATCTACATTATTTAATTTTGCCCAATTTACAAAACCATAAATACCTTTGTTGTCTTTAAAAACTTTGTACTGTTTTAAATTTATTGATGGTAGAATGTGATAATATAATTCTTGATAAGTGTTGTTTTTATATTTATCAAAACTTTGAAATAATTTTATAATCTGTTCCATTATGCTCTACCCCATTTTATATCTTGTACTGTTTCACTTGAAAAATCCATACCAACATCTGTACTAAAAAATCTTTGTTGAGATGTATTGTTTGTTCTACGACCATTTAATTTATCAAAGTCTGCCCAATGAGATACAATCTTAAAAATTATACTACTATCACTACCTTTTTCAGATACTTCAAAAGTATCAATCGTTCCTTTGTAAAGTAAGAATGGGTCAGATATAAGAGCATTAGAGTCATCTAAAAATCCTCTATGAATAGTAACAGAATCATTTACTACATTTTCACTTAAAGCAGTAGAGATAAAGGTTTGATCTGCACCTGAAAGTCCTAAATTTAATGTTGTTTTAGTAATATCAACTTCTTCTGAAAAATTAGAAAGACCCATAATGAAACTTGATGATGTGTAAGTTACACTTGAACCTGAAACAGAACTTGTTAAAGGGAAAGAACAATCAGTAATATTAACAGGGCTAGAAAAACCGATTGTGATAAGATGAACGGGTCTAAGGTCATTAGTCGCTAATTCGTTCTTTATTGCTGTCGTTAAGCTTCTCGCCATATTCTTCTATTGTTCTCCTTTTTACTTTTATATTATCTGAAACAACATAGTGTGCATTTTCTGATGGTTCTTCGTGCTTTCCTATATTATTTGTTTTTAAATCTACATCTTTACCATCAATAACTTCTTCTGCAATCATATCGACATTAATCCAATGTTTTACTAAATATTTCATTATAAAGCTTCCTCTACATCTAATTGATACTGATACAAAACATTTCCATCTTTGTCTGCACCTACTGCTCCAAATTCTTGAACGTCATTTGTTAAAAACACAGTAAAAGGAATATTATCATAGATAATAGTTGATGAAGAAACTGCTGTTGTTAAAGGTGGTTCAATCGTTAAAGTTCCTGTTGATATGTCCGATTGATCAGCAACTACCATATAAACTTTAGTATGGTTAGAAAATTTTATAAAATCACCACTTAATAATGTGCCTGAACCACTACCGCCAAGAGTTATTGAAGTTGCTCCAGCAGATGCAGTTCCGTGTGGAACACCACTTGCAGTTCCTCTAGCATCTTCTACTTCAGGCGGAACAATAGTAAAATTTTCTTTTCCTGATCTTTGCTTCATAATAAAAGCCATAAGTTCACCATAAACATCTGATCTTTTTGCAGTAATTATATCTGCTGTAAAAGCAAATCTTTGTCCGTCAATTTGTCTTGCTAATTTTTTACCACTATCTGATTTAGAAATAATAGTAGTTTGTATTGATTTGATTCCCATTGTAGAGAATGCAGAATTAGATATAGGAAAAGCACCACTCATTATATTATATTACTACTCCCTCTTTCATTTACTGATTCGTTAATTATTCTTGATATAGTTCCTCGTCTCTCAACTAATAATCTGTCAATTCCTGTTGCATCAACAGCATTAATTGTAAAATTAACATTTACAGCACCACTTCTTGAACCAAGTCTTGAATTAGGAACTATTTGACCTGTTGAGTTTGGTATAAACAATTCACCACCTCTACCTGAAGCACTATCACCAACTATTACAGGTTGATTTTTTCTTACTGAACCACCTTTATTAAAAAAAGGTAATCCACCACCGCCACCGCCACCCATAGCCATTAATACAGCTTGTAAAGCAATCTGTTGTTTTAATTGTGCATTTTGTTGTCCGATTAAAGCATTTTTCTTAGCTTCTCTTGTTTCTAAAAAAATTGTTATTGCTTTTTCAATACCTAACAATGCTATTCTCTCAATAGTTTTTGCAATAATCTCAACTAAAATAGATTGTGCTAATTGTTTAAGTGATGCGTTTAAATCTTTTCCTAATACTAATGCTTCAGCTAAACTTTTTGATACTGAACCAACAGATTTACTTATGCTTCCTACTATTTCTTTTGATAAGTCAAAAGCATCATTTTGTTTTTTAATACCATCTCTAATTTTTTCAAATAGTGTTTGTTGTTTTCCAAGTTTAACATTAGCACTATCTACTGATTTAGGTATTTTTTCAATTTCAACAACTAAAGGAATATCTTTACCTAACAATCTTAATAAGTTTTCTACTTGTCGTCTTACAAATCCAACTGCTCTTGCAACTGCTCTTACTGCCGCCGCAAATCCTTTTACAACAACAGTTAAAACTTTACTAATTGCTCTACCGACAGCTTCAAAATCTGCTGAGTTTGCTTCTATAAACTCATTAAGTGATTTAAATTCTTTTTTTAGTTGATCAAAAAAACCCTCACCAGCTACATTTCTTTTAAAATTAAATAATTTATCACCTAACATAGATAAAGTTCCTGTAAAGGTATTTGCTAATTCGTCAGTTGCTTTTCCAAATCTTCCACCCTGACCAAATACTTTTTCAAAAGCTTTTATTGTTTCTTCTGCTGACACTGTTGCACCAGCACTAAATCCTAATAAATCTCTAACACCTTTTTCTCTAAATATATCTGCTGAAGCTATACCACCAGCAAATGATCTTTGTATTTGTTCTGCTGTTGTAGCAAAGTCTAATCCTGTAACTGCCGCAACATTACCTGTAATTTCTAATATTTTTGATAATTGGTCTGCATCACCAGCAACAACAGCAAGATTACCTGATGCTTGTTGAATTTGCTCTAGTGAAAACGGAACTTTTGCGGCAAAGTTTGCCATTACATCAAAAGCTTTTGCACCCTCTTGTGTAGAACCGAATAATTGTTTTAGTCTTACTTGTAAATCTTCTATGCTTCTTCCTGTGCCAACTATTGATCTTATTGCAAGACCACCACCAAGTCCTACTAAAGCACCTTGAACTGAGAATATTGAATCTTTTAAACCTTTTAATTTACCTCTAACACCTGAAAAAGCTTGTTGCGTTTTATCTTTAGCTGTTATGTTTATCTTTAGGTTTTGTGCCATTATTTATACCTTGACTTATTTACTGCTTCGTTATGTTCTTCACCCTCTACCATAAAATACGATAGCCAATGATTATACTCCCAAACTTCCATTTTTAAAAGATCGGATAAAGTTATTTTTAATCTATCTGCAACTGTAAGTAAATTCTTAATTTCAGGTGTAAATTTTATTTTTTTTTTAACTCGTCTATCGAGGGAACTTCAACCATCTTTTGAGCAATGCGTTGTAGAATATTGGGGTCTGCACTATTCATTAATGTTTGTTTATCTTCAAGCTTGAATACTTTTTTACCATCTTTATCTAAAGCTTTCATAACTAAAACGTCAGCTAGTATTGCAATATCATTTAAAGTATCTGATTTTTTAAGAAGTCTATTTTTTTCTAATAATGTTATAGGATTCCAATAAAGAGTTACAGCTTTTCCATTCTCATCTTTCCATTCGGAAACTTCCATAGATTGAACACCTATGTTATCAAAATGTGATTTAGCAATGTCAATTACTGACATATATTTTTATTACTCAGTTCCTATTGTTAAAGCACCTGTTCCTTGAAAAGTAACACTTCTTGCAACAATTCCGTCAAGTGGTTGATTTACACTCATACCTGTTATGATACCAGCACCCTCAAATTTTCTGTCACCTGAAGATGAACCCTCAGGTAATAATTTAAAGGTAACTGTAGCACCAGCAACTAATTGTGTCTGAACACTATCTGTTTCGTCAAAGTGCATTTCCAAAGTTCCTGAAAATGACGTTCTACCAGCAACAAAAGATTTTGCTGAGTCTGCCATTTTTGTACTTTCAACAACATCTCCTGTCGTTTCTAAAGTGAAGCTAGATAATTCTCCTACTGCTGAACCACCTACAACTACTTCGCCTGATTTTCCGTGATGTACTGCCATAATTATTCTCCTATTTCGCTTTTATATTAGTTTTCTTCTTCCTCGTCAATATTTTCTTCAAAATCATCTTCTAAATCCTCATCAACATCATCTTCTACTTGATTTTCTCTTAATTCTTCCAACAAGTCTTTAACTTCTTCACACATTAGAGATTCTTTGTCGTGTAATTTTTCTATTGCATCTATCTTCTTTTGAATTTTATTTATAATTTTATCCATTTATTTCTCCTTATGGTGTTCCTGATTTATAAGTATAAACGCATCTGATAGTCATTCTTATTCCACCAATAGGAAATAAAGTACCCTCATCAGTTTCACAAGCTACAACCATTGTATCTAATGCGTTGCTGTTTCTAGTAATATCAGATTCTACGGCAGTTTCAATCGCTGTTATCAATTCGTTTCTTTTAGTGTCAATATTAGATTCTGCACCTTTAACAAATCCTGAAACAACAAAGTCTATTGTTGCTAATCTTGTCTTTGCACCTGAGCCAAGTTCTTCATCTTCTCTTGTTTCCTCAGATGTTTGTACAATTACTGCTGGATATTGTTTGTCTGATAATTCGTCTAAATCAAAAGGTTGTCTTGTAGCTTTTTTAATTGTTATTGGGCTACTGATAGCTGATATTACAGATAATAAATTAGAAGCTATGTTTTCTCTTACACTCATATTCTAAGTTCCTTTTTTATAAACTTTTCAAAAGATTTGTTTATAATCTTTTCTGTTCTTTTATTAAACTTAAAAAACACTCTATTTTTTTCTCCCATCATTACTTGATTAAATAAAGCTTTTTTTCTTTGTTCTGCATTAGAAAAAGCAAGAGATACTTTATGCCTACCTGTTTTTTTTATTGTAGTGTTTGGTGTTAATGATCTCAACATATCTCCGTCATAATGCAAATCTACTTTTGTCGGTCTTTTTTCTCTTATTAATCTTTTTCTATAACCCTCAGAATATGATGGAAATGGGTCATTCTTAAAATCTAAACCTTTTTTTGTTTTTGTTTTGATTATTTCTAATAATTGAAAACCAGCTTGTCTAACACCTTTGTCTATTGCTCTTGATAATTTACTTTGAAATTTACCTAATTTTTTTGATAGTTCCTTAGAGTTAGTTTTCATACCTAACTGAATATCACCTCTAAGTTTTGGGTCTCTATTTCCGCCTACTGCTGAAGCCACACGCATTGCACCAGCAATTCTCAATGGAACAAGCAATATTTGAATAGCCATTATCTAACTAATCTTCCTGACCCGTGTAAAGATTCTCTTTCATTCTTAACGATAGTTCCGTCACCTGATGCGTCATACTCTACACCATCTTCTAATATTTCTCTAAATTCTCTGTTGTATTCTGAAAGATAATGTTCTGCCATTCTTTCAAATCTGTCTTTTTCTGTTTCAGGTCTAAATTTTGTTAAAGCTGGGCAAAGAAACCTACCTAAAAATAGATATACACCAGCACGTTCAAATTGGTCTAAATTAACTTTTGTATCAACCATCTCGTTTGTGTTTAAAACTGTAATATCCGTATAGACATTAGTTTTATAGACAGACCACCATTCTATTCTTAATCTTCTTAAAATATCGTTTGTTGTTTGTGCAAAGAAATTTATTGCTTCTGTGTCTGTTGAAGCTATGCCAAAACCAAAAGCATCAGGTTGATACTTAGTTACGTCTGCGGCAGTTATTACATTAGCACCTGTATAATTAGCCATATTAACTTCCTAATATAATTATAATTAATATTGCTATTGGTATAGAGTACATTGGGTTATTTTTAGATTTTATCCAAACCCATTTTGACCATTTTCTAATTTTAAATATAATCCACTCGTTCATTTCTTTTTCCTTGTTTTCTTCTTTGGTTTTAGACTAACAACTTTATTGTCTGTCTTTTCTACTTTTACCTTATCTTGAACGGGTTTGAAACCTCTAATTTCCCATACTCTTTTGTTTGAATTATAGTCTATCAAAGTTCTCTCTATTACTTTGTTACCTTTTTTTAATTTGATTGTTGTTGTACTTTCGATTTTCATTTTTACCATATGTTCTCCTGTTAGACTCGTGGGGTATTTCTACCCCACAAGAAATCAATTATTACTGAACTGATGAGTCGTAATGTAACTCAACACCATATGAATCGTGGATTTCTCCTACGCCATATACTGCTGTCGCTACAATCTCGTCTGCTCTTAATGAAGCATCTCTTTGAGTTTCTACTTTTAGCCCTTGCATTTCTGCCATTGCTAAAGCATCTCTGTGGAATGCCGCACCTTTATAGTCACCCGCATTACCTGAATTAGACATATTTGAAGTTTCAAATACTCTCATACCAGCTAATGTTCCTACAAAACCACTTCTTAAAGCTTCGTTAGCTAAATCGTTTGCGTTTGAGTTTGCAAATGTATTAGTTAAGTTAGCTTTTAAGTCAAAAGCGATTTTAGGGTGTAAGACTACTGCACATTCATTGATATTCAATGCCGCTGATCTAAGATCAGAAGCCGCTTGGAATATTTTAGCCGCTGTAATAGCTTCTGTTCCATCTCCAAGTGCTGTTGAAAAACCATCAAATAATGCTGTCATATCTGTGTCTTGTTTTTTTGCGATTGCTTCTCCGAATAATCTACCAATATCTGCCGCTACGTTTCTTGGTGCAGAGTTTCTTGCTAAATCAGTTAGAGTTGTCATTACACCAACTTCTGATGCTGTTATTGTAACAGATGATGGGTCAATCGCTGTGTTTGCTAAATCAGAAGCTTCTGATACTGCTCCAGCAGAAACTGCCGCGTAAATTGGTACTTCTACCGCTTTACCGCCACCTGAGATCGCATAATTTCTTACAAGATTTCTCATAATGGATTGTTCCTGTGCAACAAATTGGGCTTCTGCTACTATCTCTGTATATAGTTCCGATAGTGTAGAACTTGTGCTTTCGTTTGCCATTGTTTGTTTCCTTTATATTTTAATTGTTTAAATTAATCTTAATAGCACCTGTGTCACGCTTCTTCCTATATTCTGCATAAGCTTTGCGATCTTCGGGTTTATTAAGGTCTAAGTCCTGAATATTTAAGGGTTTTACAGTATTACCACCGATACTTGCTTTACTTCCTGAACCTTGTACTGTTGCATTGCGGAAGTGTGGGTTCGTATCTAAAAACTCTTTAACTCTATCTTCTATCGTTAAAAGTTCTCCTTTTGCGTTATATCGAATATTTGAATTATTATCAAGCACTTCAATTCTTCCATCATCATTTAATTTTACTTCTTTTTCAATTAACTGAACGACTTGTTGAGGATTGATTGCATTATTCTTTGACGCAACAGATAGAATAGAATTATCAATTTTTTCTTTTTTAATTTCTGTTTTATATCTTGATATTTCAGAGTCTTTTTCAGCTATTCTTTCTTTCATAAGCTTTTCAATATCTGCTTTTGATTTAGCTTCTTCTAGCTGTTTTTGTTTAAGAAGTTCTGTTTTTTGCTTTTCTTCTTCTTCCATCTTTCTTTCATACTTTTTACGTTCTGCCGCTAATCTAGCTTGAACGATATTATCTAATTGTTCTTGTGTGAAAGATTTAGACTCTGTTTTTGGTTGTTCTTGTTTTACTTCTTCTTTAGCTTCAACAGGTGCTGAAGTTTCTTGTGTTTTGTCTTCTGACATTTTTTACTCCTATATTATTAGTTCACCGCTACTATCATACCAATCAGGATTGACG